CCTTGCCAACCTCGGTAAACAATGCCGTTTCCGGTTTTACGGCAATCGGAGCCATCGGGAAATCATCAGGATTTATGGTGACGACTTCACTAACCGACGATCCACAGATAATCTTGGCCATCGTGGCATTGGCGTCAATCTTGATGCACATCTTTTCAAGTGGCAGATTGGCCACAAGATCCTTGATGGTTTTGGCTGGCAACGTAAACCCGCATGGCTCGCCATCATACGAATGCACCAGCGGAATATGCATTTGCACTTGGGTGATGAGATCCGTGGCTGTTGCAGTCAGCGTAGATTCATTATCAATTGAGAAATGAATCTGCCCGAGGATTGGCTGTGTTGTGTGTGACTTTACTACGCGACTGAGAATACCAAGTGCGTAGCGCATTCGTTCTACGTAAACGTATACTTCCATGTGTCTGCCTTTCAGTGTTTAGTGTATTGTCACCCAATTCCATTATTGCACACGATCATGATGTGCGGAAGCTACGCTTCCGAGAACATGCGTTAGCATGTTTTGTACTCTTTCTTTATCTTTCTTTATATGGTAGCAAAAATTGCAATAGCTCTATAGCAAAAATTGCAATAGCAGACCGAAAAAGTATTGCAAAAATTGCTATAGCAATTATTTCTATAGCAAAAATTGCAATAGATGTTGGCGTATAAACACTTTACACGCCAACACTCATCGTTATTTGGTAAACCATCCAATGGGATCAACGGTCACAAACCGCAACACTACATTCACTACCGCAGCAACTACTGCTAGCTCTTCAATTGGTACCGCATTTGTTTCTTGTACCGTTGCAATAATGGCCAAAATCAACATCAGCACATTCACCCAGACAGTGCGAGACCGGTACCACGCCTTCTTTGACTTCATACTACCCTCCCGATACCCATAATCGACTCACAATGGCAATCACAAGAGGCCAAATAATCGCCACAATGGCAAGACCACCCTTCCAAAACGACACCTGCTGCTTAATCTCACTCATCTCTTGCGTAAACTTGCGTTCCATGGCAAGTACCTCAGCCTCAATGCGCGTAAACTTACTATCCCCTTTCTGCAGCAAATCTACCACCTGCAATATCTGCGTTTCAATCCGTATCAACCGCACTTCGGCTGACTCACTCATGTTCATGCCTCACTCTCCCCCAAAAGTCGGTAAAACAACTGCCACGGAAACTTGTATGGATCGTACTTCCCCATCGTGTCAATCCCCGCATGCGACGTAATCATCTCAATCTCATACTTCTGCGTCCACTCATACACCTGCTCAACACATGACACAATCTGTTCGTTCGGCCATGGATCTAACTCTTTTTTGTTTCCAGTGTTGATTAACTCAATTCCTAAACTTACTTCATTCGGCCGACCAAGACTCCCTACCTTTGAGTACCCACAGTGATACGCTACATGCTCGTCATTCACCATGCGGTATCTAGTCCCATCTTTCGCAATCACCACATGCACCGATACCCCTGGCTTGTTATCAGCAAGGTACTGCACCTCATTCTCCACATTCCCACTTCCGCCAGTGTGGTGCAATACTATCACCCTTGGCATCTGCCGTCGCTTATGATAGTTTTTGGCAGGCCAATTCACAACCTTGAACACCCCTCGATCACTTCCACTCATACACCACTCCCTCTGCTACTTCCCCTTACATCAAATCTATCATACGCTTTGTGCTATAATCAATCCCAATACCGGTGTATGACGCACTCACTACACTTGTATTCGCGACTGATATGGTACGCCTTTCCCATATCGGTCACGCTCCATCCGGACACACGCTATATCCCATCAGGTACCGCGCACCTGGTGGGATGTGTGTTTTTATTGACCATGCATACTGATAATGATGTGGGTTGTTGGTTGGGATGCGATGCGATGCGGGTTTTCTTTTTGGCATGAAATGGGGATTTGCGAGTGAGTGGATGCCTACCCCTACCGCCTCTCCGCGTTTTTGCCATACCGGCGCCGTCTCACCAGTGCACACGCGCGCCGATGCGTCGACGCCGACACACTGCACACGCGCGCCGATGCATGGCCGGCGATGCGCCGATGACACGCGACGCCGTGGCCGATGCGCTGCGCACGCGACTATATGAAGGCCGGCCGGCGTGTCACTGAATGGCCGATGCGCTGCCCGATCGGGCGCAATACATAGATGCATGCGTAGCCGGTGATGCATCTATATATGTATACGCTGCATACGTGGCCGACACGAGACGCGCGCCGTGTATAGATGCATGCGTGTGATGCAGCGTATACGCAACGAAAGGCCGGCGCGCGCCGTGGCAGATGCGACACCCCCCACCCGACACCGTCATATCTGCATTGCATAGAATGACGCCGACAATCCACACGACACACATATAAATATTGATGCGTTGCGCCACTTGACACATACATATAAATGCGCCTATAATCGAATATCGCGCATGAGACGCGACACGACACGCCGGACATACCGGCCACGCATGAAAGGCAAGGCGAAACAATGGCAATGACACAAACAGTACAATTGGCTATCGCGCTGCAGATGCAAACAGCACACGCGCGCATCACTGCACACGAGACGGCCACGCCGGCGCAAACGAAGGCGGCCTTGAATATCCTTTGTGAGTACGTTGCGCAAACTATTCAGGACGCGCAGGACGGATACGACGTCAACACTACGGCCGGTTGGTCATATGCTGACTATATCGTTATGGAGTTGGATAACGTCGACGGTATGAACGTGGCGCGCGTCGAGACGCTCATTAACGCCGCGGCTATACACGGCGTGGAGTACTCGACACTGACGCCGGCCGGCGCGGAGATAGTAGACACATACATGTATGACGGCGCCGGCGTCGTATCGCACTACGCTGCATGGCCTAGCGCACACGCTGCATACAACGCGCGATAGTACACGACACGAGACGACACGGCCGGCCGATACGGCGCCGGCCTTAACACACACTCATGAAAGGCGACACGATGACACACGACACGACACGCCGGCCGGCCGATACGGCGCCGGTATCACTGGAGCAAAAGGCCTATAGTAGGCCGGTATGCAGCGCCGATATTTGCCGGCCGTTATCCGTGGCCGATATCGCACACGCCGGCCGTATGCGCGTGGAGTATGCACGCCATGCCATGGCGACGGCGTCAACGCTGCGCGGTTGGATCGGCGCAGCATGTGAGTACATGCACGCAGTTCGATCTTTGTACGCATACACGAAAGGCCTATAGCATGAGCATGCTAAGCGATGAGTTAACGCGCGCATATGACGCGCATATGACGGCCGATATCATGGCCGGCCGGCGCGTGGCCGGCGCGGTATTGTATGCATCGAATGCAGCGCGCATCATGCAGCGCGTCGCCGGCGTCATAATCGACGCATTACGCAGCGTTGCCGATACGCCGGCCGGCGCGTGCGATCTCACTCTATTACTCATGCCTACGATTTTCGCGCGGACGGGTGACACATGATACATACATACGCACGGCCCCCGCCATATGCCACGCCGTGGCAATGATGAGACGAATTGATCTACTCAACACAATGAAAGGCGAATTACAGTGCACGTAATAAACATGCAAGAGACACTACACACGGCCGGCGCTGCGATCTATACACGATACGCCGGCGCAACGCATAAGGCTATTAAGTGGAGTAGCGCAGCGCAGCGCGTAGGCGCGTATATCACTTGGGCGCCGGTTGGACTATATCGCGGTAAATTGCCGTCACATAAGGCCATGCGCAAATACGCACACTATACCGCACACGATCGCGCCGTACTCATGCATAACGCATACATATTACAATACACGGCCGGCGCCGGTATGGATCTTATGCAGCGCGCAGTATATGGCGCCGTCTCACCAGTTGACGCCGGTATATACGTTGCGCAGATGCGACACGCCGTCATTATGCGCCGCGATGAGTACGCGCACACACTACACGGCGTATGTGACACACGGCCGTTATACGAATTGTGCGACACGTTGACGGCGCTATTAAATGACGTCGACTATATGAAAGGCGGGTATTAAGTTGAGCACTACACACGAGACGACACGAGACGCATACACGGCCGCGGCCGTACTACACACGACGGCCGGCGCCATTTATCGGCGATATATCACCGCGTCACTTATGGCTGATCACGAGGTATCATGCGCGCGACGCGTTAAGTTCTATATTGACACGCCGGCCACGGCGCGGAGTGTGCTACGTGCGCCGGCGCATGGTGAATATGTAAAATATCGCAACGTCACCAATGCGCAGTTATCGGCCATGCGCGACAATGCAACGGTACTGCATACCGCGGTATGCGCAAATAATCAATTGTCGGCCATGGCGTCATCACTGCGAGTTACCGGCGCCGGTATTGATAGTACAATCCAGCAAATACGCGATCTTATGACGCGATATGACGCCATGATGCAGCGCTATCAATCCACGGCCGATATATCGCCACTGCATACACTTAATGAGACGTTGCGCGACGTCGAGACAATTCTATTAACGATGAAAGGCGAATAAGTGATTACATTGCGACACACGCGAATTGACACCGATGCATTGCGCTGCGCGAACTTTTATGCACACATGGCGCGCGTAAATGAGTTAATGGCCGCCGCCGTCTCGCATACGACGCATGATACCGGCGATCAATTCGCTATACTCAGCACTATCACGCAATGGCTACATGCATACGATGCGACTCACGCCGATAATACCGCGCGCGTTGACGCCGTCGAAAGTGATGAGTATGCGCGCGCTGCAGATGACACGGCCACGGCGTCGCGCATGTATACGAAATGGTTATATGGTGCTGGTGAGTATGTAACGCATCGGCAAATAAGTACTATTGAAGGCGTATTTATGCGCCGTCATAAGGCACTACACCGCGCCGGCCGTCATTGTGAGTATGACGCAAATATGACGGAGTATAAACGCAAGTGGTACGCAATAACAGAAAGGCGTCATTCGATACAATCCTATTTATCATATGCGCATTCGTACTATACATGGCGACAACATGCAGCATACTTGAAAGGCAATAACAAATAATGACACACGAGACAATTACACAATACCGGCGCGCTATTAACGCTGCATACACGGCGCATAATGACGCCGATCGTCACTATAGCGCAGCGAATAGCGCGATCTATGACGCCGGCCACGGCCGATTATGCGACGACACGCGCGCAGATATCACCAGTTACATTAACGCCATGATTGCAAGTGTTGACGCATTCACGACGGCCGGCCGGTTATTGATTGCAACGCGCGACACCGGCGCGCCGATTTATCGCCGGTATACAAATACATCGGAGTACCGCGCATTCTATTTGCAGTATACATATATGATGCGCGAGACGGCCGGCGTTATATTTCTGTACGCTGCGCATATGAGCGACGGCGATCAATACGCAACATATAAGCAATACGCAAATACCGTGTCATTGCCGATTATTCAATATGCAAGTCTCATTTCTATTTATGCGTATGCAGTGAATGTATACAATTCGATGAAAGGCGACAAATAGCCATGAATGCAAAAGATGCGCGCAAGTATATCGCTGCAAAATGCGAATTACTCCACGTCAACGCGACACGATGCGACGGCCGGTATAAGATCACTGGTGAGAATGACTATTTTAGTGATTATGTGTTTTGTGGCAGTGTGCATGATACCGCTGCGTACTTGCAAGGCCTTTCGACGCGGTTGAGTGCAGATATGATACATACGCCGGTTGCGTTGCGCGTGTATGCTGCGCGGGCCGGCGCTGCGATCTATGACGCCGGAGACGTTGTATACCGGTTGCAATGGTATGTAAATGAGACGTTGCGCGCCGATATGCGCGAGACGTGGCAACAATCGCAGTATATCGGCGATCGCCTATACGAATTGTCGAATAAATTGCCGGATATGCCACGGCGTGGCAACGCATACGACGGTGACACGCATATTGAACAACGCGAAAAGATCGCCACGGCGTTAAATGACGCGTTGAAAGAGTTAAATACTGCATATGCGCGCGTGTGTGAATTACTTGAAAGTGTGCAATAGTATGGAACTTATCGCACTCATCACGGCGTATATCATCTGGAATGCGACGCGTCGCCGGCGTCAATAATCACATAATCGAATAACGCACACACGGCCGGCCGGTATGATACCGCGCCGGCCGTCTCATTGTATGCAGATCGCAGCGCGGGCCGTATCACCAGTGCACACGAGACGGCGCGACACGCCGGCCGGTATGACGGCGCGTAAATACACACATGGCCGTATTTGCAACATAGCGCCATTTTACGGCGTTGCGCGTTGCGTAGTGGTATGAGTATACCTGCCGGCCGTGTATCGTGTCGCAAAATGGCCGTATAACGCAAATACGGCGTATTGTCACATTGTCAACGCATCGGACACGGCGCGGAGTGTGCGCCGATAACACACAACACACGAGACAACATACGGCCGGCGCTGCGATCTATGACGCCGGCCGGCCGTCACTGGTGATACGTTGCGCCGATCGCATGGCCGGCGCGGTATCGCTGCATGGCACGCCAAAAACGCAGCGCAGAATTGCATGTGGGCCCGACCGCGCCGACAACCCCTCTCGGGGATTCTACTCGCGCTTCGGTTCCGCGCGCGCATGCAATTACTCTACTCGTCACGCGGTTCCGCGCGCGTGCGTGCTGGTGTGTGGCCACGCAGATGCCGGAAGCTCAGCTCGCCGTACCGAGCTCACGCAAATTAGCCTTCTACTCGCCGTTCGGTTCCGCGCGCTTGACATACTTGTTTGTTTGTAATACAATGACGTCAACGACACACAGAAGGGAGGTGAATAAGAATGAACATCGACGTATTTCTTGCGATCAACGAGCAACAACGTGCTGATTACAAACAACAAAAGATGAATGTGAGCTATCAGCTCGAAGTGTTGACGCATCAGTGGTCTAATTGGCGTGCACAGCATCAGGATGCAACAGGGAACTCTCGATACTTAACACAGCAACACATGGAGAATACGGCCAACCTGAATAAGTATTATGAGCTTGTGCAACTTGACAAGCAACCGGCTAGTCAGGTGCGTTACTTCACACGCTACATTCGTGGCGTCATGGAAACACAATTCTTTACGTCGCTCATGACGTATGATGCGCATGGCAATCCATTTGCCATCTACAAGGATCGCACGGTAGTATGGCCCGACCCTGAATATCGGCTGAGCTATAACAGCTGGCATGGCGATTACATGGTGCTGAATCCCATTGGTATCCATGTGGTGGCAGGGATTTCGCTTGAAAGCATCCCAAGTGCAATGCACCAGATGCGACAAGAGATTGCGATGAGTAACGTACAGGCAGATGTGGTTGAAGGTATTTTGCGAGCGAACTTGTATTTAGTGAAGGCGAAGTGAGATGAGCGTAGAAGAGTTGATGGCCGAATTGACGGAAGTGCAGAATGAGATTAAGGGCCTGCAGGAGCGTTCCGACATTATCCGCGAAGAGTTGCTTAAGTACGCTCAGGCCAATGGCGGTAAGATTGTGGCACCTGGTTTTGGCACGGTATCGGTAATCACACCAAAGCCTCGAATGTCATTCAAGGCTGAGGATATTGAAAACTTCATTATCGAGTGCACACGCAATGGCGATATGCACACGGCGGCGGCATTAGCAGATATGCGCAAGGCAAGTGAGCCAAAGCCATATGTTACGTTTAAGAAGGAGTGGTAGAGATGGCAAAGCGCGGATGTTTACAAACAACAGGGTTGATTATCGGTGGTCTTGTTGTGTTTGGTATTTTGGGTGCAGCACTTGATCGCACCGACACCGCAGTGCGTGAGGCAACAAGCACGCCAAAAATCATCGTGCCAACGCATACCGCAGTTGTGATTGCAACAAGTATCCCAGTGACATGCGACACGTCAGCATGGATTGCAAATACTGTTGAGGCATACGATATGTGGGGTAATGCCAAGAGCGTTGTAGAAATTGACGGCATCATTTCAAAGTATGATTCGCTTGCAATGCCTGACTGCGACGCATCACTTCTTGCACTTGATGAGCACATTCGCATGGGATTGGCCACACAGCGCACTGCACTCATGCTTGACGAGCAAGAGGCCAAGAAGTACATTGGTCAAGCACTACTCTCATACATGCAAGCCGGTGAGATTCTGAAAGATCTTGCCAATGAATAAGTTTTTTATTGAACGGCAGATTTTAAATCCAGAATCATGTCCAAGTGCATGGGTTGCTGGATGGCATGGATGGTTGGCCACTGCCGATGGAAATAACACGTTTGAGGTTTCAATCACGATCAAGGTCAACGGCATATACATGGTGTCACTTAAGAGTCACGAGATTGACTTGGGAATGCACCCAAAGCAAGAGACCGTTGTCACCGAAGTGACATCATGGTTTACCAATACCAAGGATATTAGCGAGTGGATAAGCAGCGTGTTGTTGATTGACGTCACGCTCGTAAATGAGGAAAACAATGACTTCTAACAACAACCGATTGGCCAACTATGTATCAGTCGCCGAGCGCGTGTTTGACGCACAAGCGGAAATCACGATGGTCGAAGTAACTGCGCCGGTCATGCTGACTGGCAAGATGGGGTATATCCAAGCAACAGTATCAATGCGCGATGGGCGCAAGGCCACTGGCACATCATCGTTCATGCTTGATCTCGGCGGTAATAGCGCGAAAGCCACCAATCCTATTGAGGACTGCGAAACAAGCGCCATTGGTCGTGCGTTGGCATTCCTCGGGTACAGCAGCGACAAGCGCAAGGGGTATGCGATTGCATCGCGCGAAGAGGTTGAAGAAGCGCAACGTCGTGCAGAGTCTAAGGCGTCGTCAGCTGATAAGCGCCAAGCGTATGTACAGCGCATTGACAAGATGTTGCTTAAGGCTGCTGGGGCCTCGATTGAGTTGAAGCACGATCATCTTGACACGCCATTTGACGACCTTGACGACGCCGAGCTTGTTGAGCTTGGTCGGTCAATCAAAGAGCAACTTGCTGCGCACAATATCACCGTATAAGACGAATGAGGCCATCGGCAGTTGGATTAACTGCCGATGGCAAAGGAATGACATGAAACAGAATGTATTTACCAAAAGCGCCGATAGCGCAGAACAACTCGCCAAGTGGCTTGAATCGCGTATGCGCATTGAGCAACAGATGATTGACGATCTCGGCAAGATGCACGTGTATCTACTTGGAATTGGACGACTTGGCTTATCAAAAAACGACAATCAACGCCACGACCAGATGCGTGCACTTGAACATGCAAACACACAGGTCATGGCGCACATGATGCGTATGATTGAGCTAATGGCCACTGAATCACATATGAGTACTGGATTTAGCAAGGCGATGTACGATGTATACGAGCATATTGACAAGCATGGTTGGCCTATTGGCCGAGATCAAGCACAAGGTTTATGATATGACGCACACAACGACGCGCACGTTTCGATGTGATGAGATTACCGACCAACAACTTCACGAGTTGACGATTCGATTAGACATGAGTGCGTCTGATGTTGCGCGATTAGCAGTAAGGAAATTATATGCCGAACACTTCACTACGAACTTTGGTGTCCACGAGTCTTTGCGAACAGACCGCAGCGAAGGTGAGAGAGAGGGCGGCGAGGGAGATGAACACGATGTCGGATCATATTCGCATCGTCGTACGCAAGTGGATTGAGGCTGGCGCGCCAATGGTTCCAGTGGTTGTTGAGCGATTTAAGTGGCCTACGGCTGCGTATATGCAGCAGTCTGAGTATATGTTACTTAAGGACACTGCAAAGCGCCGACGTGTCAGCATTGCGCATGCAATCCGTATTGCAATGGAGTGGTATCATACAGCATAAGGGGTGTGGCCACAGGGGAATTGTGGCCACACTTCTAGTATAACAGAGGGCGATATGAGAGTATTTAGTTTTGGCGGTGGCGTGCAGTCTGTTGCGGTCATGGTATTGTCAGCACAACAAATCCTGCCGTACACACACTTTGTGTTTGCCAATGTTGGTAGTGATAGTGAAAATCCAGGCACAATGGAGTACATTGAAAACATTGCGAAGCCATTTGCATTGCAATATGGACTGAACTTTGTTGAGGTTCAATGGAAGCGAAAGCCAACAAGCGCACAGACGCTATACGAGGCACTCGTTGAAGATCGCAACGATATTGCTATTCCGGTACACATGAAAGGCGGCGGCCCATCATGGCGCAACTGCACAAGCAAATGGAAGGTCAAGGTGATTGACCGATGGATGCGCGACAACGCCGGTGCCACTAAGCAGAATCGACAGCCAATCGGTGTAGGCATCAGCACTGATGAGATTCATCGCATGCGTACCGACGATCCTGAGCGTGACGTGTACGCGTACAAAGAATATCCACTTGTTGACCTGCGCTTGAATCGCATTGCATGTCAGCAAATCATTGTTGGCGCAGGATTGCCTCCGGCCCCAAAATCATCATGTTGGTTCTGTCCATACAAAGCCGATAAGGACTGGATGGAGTTGCGTCGGCTTTATCCGCACTTGTTCAAGCGCGTGATTGAGCTTGAAGATACTATCAATCAGAAGCGCAAAAAGTATGGCGACAAGGATGATGTGTATCTATGGGGCAAACAGCGACCGATGCGCGACTTTCAATTTGTTGAAACCGTTGATATGTTTGACGAGGGCATGGCTTGCGAGTCAGGCCACTGCATGACGTAGGGCGCTATGTACACCAAGATACCAAACCACATTTTTGAGTTACTGCCAACGCTGTCTGGCGTTGAAGTAAAAGTACTCATGGCGATCTATCGTCACACAGCAGGATGGCAGCGTGAGAGTGCCACGTTATCGCTATCAATGCTTGCAAAGTTGACTGGTGCGTCGATACGACAAATATCAAGCGCATCATCAGCGCTCGTTGCACAGGGTTTGGTGGCAATGCAAGAGGGGTCAAAGGGAAGAGTGTACACGATTTGCTATGGCAATAATTGCAATACTGAAACGCAAAGTATGGAAATAATTGCAACAGAAGTATTGCAAAAATTGCCACCATATAAAGAAAGGAAAGAAAGTAATACAACATCTGACGATGTTGTACAAGAATCGCTCATTGACGTTGCGTCACCAACGCCAAAAACGAAGCGAACGCCAAAGCCAAAAGAGCCGAAGGAAGTCATTCGCAGTGCAATGACCGTCTTTCGAGAGATACATCGTCTATCGGTACCAATCGCTATTCGCAGTCAGGTGGAAAATCAGGTAGACGACATTGATCGGTGGGAAGTGGTGTGTAGGGAGTGGATTGCAAAGGGATATCGACCAGGCAACGTAGCAGGATGCTTGCAAGTATATAGAGAGGGATGGAAAGATGACCGATCACGACGACAAGCGCAGCGAGGCGACATTCAGCGGCAACAACGTGAATCGCTATTGGGGGAGCGTATTGCCGAGTTCGAGCGTGAGGACTCCACTCGAAGAGATTGGAGTGATTCATGATGGGATGACTGGCCGTGAAGTGTTTGAGGCTTCAAAGGCGTACTGGAAGGAATACTACAAGAATCGACCAAAGAATCGTGGCGTTGTGCATAAGTCAAAGCCACTTGTGAATGGCTGTAATTGCGACGGTGCTGGATGGTACATGCTTGATGTTGACCCGATGGACTACCGCTACGGCCAAATGCAACGATGTGAGTGCAACGGAAAGGGAACATCATTCCGCAAATCATTACAGGCATTTGCCAATGATACGTTTGATACGTTTGACACCAATCGACCGCTGAGCGAGTACAAAACCGCTACGCATACCATGACTGTGGAGTTTCAGCAAAAGCGTCTTGCAGTGGCCTACAACACGCTCAAAAGCGATGTATTTGATAATGGCATGTCATACTACGTGTTTGGCAACGTAGGCTGCGGAAAGAGCCATTTAGCGCGCGCGTGGGCCATTCAGTACGCAGAGCAAGGCTACAATGTGATGTATCGCATCATGCCAAACCTTGTAGACGAACTGCGAGGGGCGGTCAAGACAAACACGGTAGATCGTATTATTGACCAACTAATGTACGCAGATGTGCTTGTGATAGACGACATCGGCGCTGAGGAAGATCAAAGCGATTGGATTCGAGGGCGCATTTTTCGAATCATTGAAGGGCGTATGGGGAAAAAGACGTTGTACACCAGCAACCTTGACCCATCAGAGTTATTCAATCGTCTTGATGAGCGCATTGCCGATCGCATCAATCAGTCAAAACGCTTATGGTTGCCGTTTCAGTCATATCGCCAAATTATTCGTGATAGAGGTGGGAAATGACGCGCTACGAGTATCGCACACATAGCTTCTGGACTGTTGTTGAAGAGGAAACGGCAAAGGCGATGTATGATGATGGCGAGCCTATTGCGATGATTGCGCACAAGCTTGGTCGCACCACTGAATCAGTGCGCTTAAAGCTACATAGGCTTGGTATTCGTGTTGAGGCAATACAACAAACCGATTACGAGGCCACAGAGCTGTGCATTATACTTGGCGTGACGCTTGCGGGACTGCATCACCATATGCGCAATGGATTGCCATCATATCTTCGTGGCAAAAAGCGATTCATCAATCGTGCGGAGTTTCGAGATTGGCTTATGATGGGCCACGCACTAACCATAGATGTTGACCGAATAACTGACGAATCGGTGCAGCGACTTGTGTTGGAGTGTCGTGGATCGTGGTTAGTGGCACGGAAGTCCGTTGCCGTCATGTTTGGAGTTACAAACCAAACAATCAGTTACTGGATTAAACACCGATTGGATTTTCCGCGACCAAAAAAGTTGCGGCAAAACAAGCAGGTATGGCTGCGCGACGATCTTGTTGAATGGGCCAAGTCAAACGGAAGGAAAATACATGTCTAGCTTGTGTTTTGAGGTGCCATACCCACCGTCAATCAACCACGCCTATGTCACCATCGCAAGCGGAAAGCGCGTGTTAAAGCCAGAGGCAAGCGCGTATCGAGCACTTGTCGGATATGTTGCTCAAACTGCCAAGCAGCGATATGGAATCCCTGAACTTCCACTGCAAATGAGCGTAGAGGTATTTACGCCGGATAAAAGGCGACGTGACCTAGACAACCTGTTAAAGGTCATGCAAGATGCAATCAGTGATGGAATTGGCGTTGACGATTCAAAGATTACCACGCTTATTATGCGCAAGGCTGGCGTCATACGCAATGGCGCTGTGCGTATCTCAATTACACATGACGCTACGCACGAATGGTTTGCGCAACAGAGTGGATTTGACGATAGTCGATTGATTGTGTGGAATGCGCTTCAATAAACTCAATCCACTCAATGCACGATCCACGTTTATCTGATTTGTTTGTAGCAAGAATTGTTGGCGACATCTTGATGAATGCACGCGTGGCGTCATCAAGATTGTCGTCAATATACACGTATGAGCAAATGTGCGCCATGTGCGCAAATACGGCCGACGTATAAGAGTCAAACTTCATATCTTTTGGAACGCCGACATTTTTGCCATGCACAAATGACTGAGAGCGAAACATGTTTGTGTACACAGCAGCATACGCCATTGGCCACACATTGCCAAGTGATGTGAGTAATCCTGTTGCGGTATATGCAGATATAAGCTCTTCACGTACACTTAAGTCAACATATGGCGCATATGATGCCATCCACTTGTGCAACGTTGAAGCCATGACGCGTTCCCCTCGTATCATGCTCATGTAGTACTCCTTGCAAACTTGTCTTTTGTGCGCATGCGCGCAAGGTCGTTATTGACGTCGTTTAGGTTCGTCGGCTCCAACACAAGCTGGTAGCCATTGCGATCCATTTGCAAACTTACACGGTTAATATACTGCAATCCTGGGTATGTTTTTCCATACACGAACATCATTGGTTGCAATTCCTGAATGGTTAGATTTTTATCTGGCACTATTTGCGTTGGCGGAACTTCAATGCCTTCTGAGAATATAGCTGCCGACGCAAGTGATTTAGTGTAATGCACATTAACGGTATTGATTTGGCTTGCTTGAAACTCAAAAATGCCTTGCGCATCAACGCCATATGACAACACTTGACCTGTACTTGTGCCGGCCTGAAATAAATCATTTAATACTTGACTGTACAGCGTATGCGCTTGCCACGAGTTTGTTGTGGAGTTTATCACCCCAGTTGACGCAAGTGGTGCGCCAACTTGAAACCATGCATTTGGCGAGAGCACTGCATTGATGTATGTCACAATATCTGTTGCAGTATCGTTTCCGGTACCTGCAAGCGCAGTTGCGCCTATTGTTTTCCATTGCGCTATGGAGTACCATCCAAGGCACTCAAATCGCACCTTACATTGCTGTCGCGTGCGCGTTTCTGCTGTGGTGCGTGTTTCGACGCTTGGCGCCCCATGCAACGTCAACTCCTGCGTCAAAATCTGTGTAGCAAAAGTGGCCGATACGGCATTGAGGTTTGCTCGAACAACGCGTGTTTTTTCAGCATATGCCTGTGCTACAAGTGAATCACTTAACGTGGCGCGAAATGTGTTGTTGCTATACAGTACGTAATTTGACGCAAGCGATTCAACGCCAACACTCGTAACAGTTGATCCATAATCAATCACCACTCGATTGATGAATCCACGCCATATGGCAACTCCATATTGATCATACGCTACCACATGGCGCAACACATATCCAGTATAATCGGATGCTTTATTGATTGGTGCATCAAAATCTATGGTGCACGATTCGCAGCCACCCTGAGCGGTAATGCTATGCTGATACGTTGTCATTCCAGTAAGGAATGTGACGTTATAGTAGTCTGGTATGCCATATGTGGATGTGCCTATCACTTCAATAGTTATCGCATCTATCATGGCTTTGTCACCTGATACAACGGAGTAATTGATATGTACACGCCTGAGTATACATTTGATTTGTACTGACTCGTTGTTGTTGTTGCAATCAACGGCATTGTAATAGCGCCACTTCGTTGCGTAATCTTTAATATGCTGCCTTTAATTTTGGCAGCACTGTCGTATGTTATTTTATCTACCGGATCATTTTGATACCCCATAAACGCTTTTGGTATGGGTAGTGGCTGGCATGTAAAATCAACCTGATCGGCAAATGCAAAATATTGATATGCCGTATACACCTCTGTACGCGCCGTCCAATCTACTGTTGGCTGCAAGAGCAATGCACTTCCGCGCCATGAAAACACTCTAGTCATCGTGTATGTTCGCGTTGCGCCGCGATTGATATTTCGTATGCGAATGCGATAGGTTAGCGTGTATTTAGTGCCATAATCTTGCAAACCACTAAACAAACTGTGCACGTCAATTGGCGGCATTAAAAACACTCTACCTGCGGTAAACGTTGGATTGACATCTGACCCAATTGATCGCACATAAGAAGTGACGTAATCCCCAATCTCTAGTCTTGCCTCGATATCATTGTTTTGGCAATCCATAACAACCGCAACCTGCAATGGATCAAGGCACTGAATGTCTTGTATGGTAATAGACCTTCCTTGCGACGCCGTGCCACCCGCGGCAAGTGTGCCAGTAAATGTTGGCGCAGTAGCGCTCCATGTATCTGGTAATGAAAATCCGGTAATAAACGACCCAATCTGGCCAACACCACCACTAGAAGTATTATCAATTTTCAGATTCACCAATCCGCCAACAAGATTGGAAAAAACATTTAAGTTGACTGACATGGCTAGATTGACGCCATTCGCCAATGCAATATTAGTGGCACGCATATACGGAACCTGATCAACTCCATATGGAGAGCGAGTGACCTTAAGTGATATAAATGCCCTTGATGGCGCATTTCCTGATAGTTTGATGTCTCGGCCGTAATATGTTGGATTCTCTTGCACCATGGCCGAGTGCACAAGAAAATCAGTATATGTTGTTTGGCCACTGCGACGAATGCTTAAAATAACCGGCCCTGTAATGTCGGTCATTGTTAGCGCTTGTCGTAGTGTATTGATTTTATTTGCCACGTCACTTGGAGACGACCCAACAACAAGTAGCTGAATCTCTTCATCTTGCACTTCAGCTCCACGTTGCACCAATTCCTGCGTATAGGTGAATGGCGCTCCGCCAGAATACACATCAATAAATTGCGTTGTTTGAGGAACCCATGATGATCCGTCGCCACTAGAAATAATAGAAAATGGCGTTGTGTACGCATTACTCATGCTGCCATTGGTATATGTTGCCCCTGCAATATTATTCAACTGAATTGACGAATAGTATGCATTCCAATTATTGAGTTGCATCATCCACCTCGCTGATTCTGCTGGTCTTGCAATATTTGCAACACAGTTTGCGCAATTTGATTTGGATCGGCCTGAGACTGCACAGATACCGTAATTCCACCAACATTGACCGTAGTAGTATTGTTGCTGTCAGTGATGTCAATATTACTTCCAGGCCCTGCGCTGCCAATTCCGGATGGCAACCCATTGAACATGGCAAGTTGTTCAGGCGTTAGTATGTTTGCCTGTTCTTTTACATTCATCATTGCCTTGGCAAGCAATTCAAGCGACCCACGCATTGCGTCAACGCCTGACACATATACCGATGATAAATCGGCAATAGTCGTTTTGGCAACATTTAAGCCGTCTACAATGTCTTTGCGCTTACCCTCGTCAATTTCGGTAAACGCCATCACTGATGCAATTGCGTCATCAATAATTTGCTTGCGTGCTTCTCGTTCCGCTTCTTTTTCTTGCTCGGCAGCAGCTTTTGCAAGACCAATGCGTGTATCGTAGTACGTTTCCAAAGCAGCAAGGGATTCTGCATGTACCGTCTTTGCTCGCTCTTGCGCAGCAGGATCTCCTTCAAGGCGAACCAATGTATCATGCAACTTCCAATTCAAATCCTCAGTATCGGCAACGCGATTCTCTTGAATTGAGAGATACTCTTTTGCAAATGACGCATCGCCATTGAGTGCAATTTCGTTTGCTTTGCGTGTTGCTTCATTGAGCTGCAAAGTTCCATACGCCTCAATGTTTTCACGTGCAAGCAATCGCTGTCGTGTTTCTGCATCAAGCTTGCTATTGCGACCCTCAATGAGATCAAGGTTATTGGCAGTTGTTTCATATGCTCTGCGTTGCGTCATCAGCGTGGCAGACGCAAAATACTCTTGCAATTCCTTTATGCGCTTGCGATAAATCTCTTTGTCGTATTCAAGCAACTTAACATACGTTTCCGCCTCAATATCTAGCATGCGCTGGTTATTGCTTTCAATTGTGCTTAGTCGCTTCTTGCCAGCTTTTTCTTGTTCTTTGTTTATCTCTTCAAGGCCGGCGCTCACAACACCAACGGCCTCTCGGGGATTGTACGCACGCATAGCTTCACGATACGCTTGGCCATAAATACGTGTTGCGCCTTTACCGAAATAATCAAGCGTACCTGGAATATAATTGCCACTTATTCTCTGTGCAATTTCATCAGGATCAAATGTCATGAGGTTCATGTAAGTATCAAGCAATGCAAGTGCTTGCTCGTTACTTAGACCAAATGCCTGTGCAAGTATGACTTGTGCTTGCGCAAACTTGATAGTGCCATCAAGTATGGATGGAAAAAGTTGCAGTAAATACTCATCAACTTGCTTTTGTTCAAGAGCGCCTTTGTTGCTTTCTGCCATTGATTCAGCAAGCAATTGATATGATGTCTTAACTTCTTCAACAGCAACTTCAAGGCCGTATAACGCACGAATATTATCTTCGGTCAAGTTAAGCTCAACCATCTTAAGCTTAATCAACTCCTCGGCTTCTGCCTGAGATACGTTAAGCGATCGTGCATAAATTAAAACTGCTTGGCTTAAGTTTGTTTGCGCCAACTCGGCAGCGGCATCAAGATGTAATTTAGCGCGCGTTGAAGAGTTTGCCTTCATTTGCGCATCAATAAGGTCAAGAATCTTTTGGCGATAGTTGTCGGCAAAATCACCAGCAAACGCTTCACGCTGTCGAGCGGCAGCGGCTTCGGTTTCGGCTGCATATCGGTTAATGACGCCAATGCTATACTCGTACGCCTGTTGTTCACGTTCAAGCCTTGCGCGTGTCGCCTCGGCAGTGATAGTGCCATTTTGCACCATGCCTTCAAATAACGCACGCGTTTCCGCATCCATTTGCTGAGCTATATCAACATTCTGCAACATTTGGTCTTGCAATCCACCAAATGCACCCACAAGTGTCCCCAATCCAGCTGTAAGTGGATTGAGATTCATGACTCCCGCTAGTTCGCGAAATGGCCCGAGGCCGACTGACACACCGGCAAGCGATTCTGCGGCCGCAGCGGCTACTGGCTCGCCAAAGCGTGCTAACTGTTGACCTAATCGCTGATATGCATTTGACGCAGCGGATTCAAGACGATTATACGTTGCAGCGGTTGTGTTGAGTTGATCATTAAGCGCGTCAAGCGTAATGCCTTGCGTGGCAAGTAATTCAGTCAATCCTTGAATCTGTGCTTGTGCATTCCCTGACATGTTCGCCAAACGATTTACGGCATCTGCCGGCAATTCAAAACGCCGACGCAACGACATGGGATCGCCACTAATCAATTCCTGAATGGCAATTGTCGCACCTTCAATGCCTTGCACTGGATCGCGAAGTGAAAGCAACTGCACGGCGTCGTTGAGTGTGTTGATGCTCATTCCGGCAGATTGACTGATTTGTTGTAATTTCAGAATGCCTTCAATAGACTCGGAAAGAGTGCCACCAAAGAGGATTTGATTGCGTGCTGCGACCTGTATTGCTTGGCCATACTTTTGCATTGCCGTAATGCCAGGTAAAATCCCCTCAGACTGCACAACCGACATGAGCAACGTTTGCGCGCGAGTTAATTCATTACCTGCGCGCACAGTATCGTAATATTGTTGCGCCATGATTTGCAACGTACCAAGCGCAAATGTGACTGAGTTAAAAATGTGTAGGTATCGCTCAAACTCTTGAAATGCCGTAAGGTTTGCGCCGCCCCTACCACCACCCCCACCGCCGCCTTGTCGTGGTGGCTGCGGAACTTGAATGTTGGCTGTGACGTTGGGCATTTGACTGATATTTTGTAACGACGCTTCAATTGCCGCTAGGTTGCGCATGACGCCGGCCGTGCGTCGCTCAAACGTTGCAAATTGACCAATGATTTTGGATATTGATACATTCTGAATGCTTTTAAGCGACGTGCTCATGGCGCGAACATCTTGCGAAAGCGTTGTCGCCCTGCTGCCACTCATTGCGCCATTAAGTGCCGTGATTGAGTTTGCGGCAGTTCCTGCGCGCGTGTACACAGATTCTAATTCTCGTGACACACGCGCTAGTACCGCTGACAGCTTATTATCGCCAATAAACTCTACGCGAAATTGTTCTGTCATCGGTGGAACTCCCTTACCTTTGATTCAGCAGCCATGCACACAAGTAATGGCCCAATATGTTCCCATTTCTCGGCTTCGAGCGCACTCGGCAGACAGCTAAACTCTCTGCATAACCGAAGTATGAGCATTTCATACGGCGCCGGTTCGCCCGTGTGAAGGTGCGCCATCACGCGGACTTCGAGACTTTTCCCTCGGCGTCCTTCGGATTTTCAAGCTCATAAAACTGGATAAAAATCTGCGCAAACACTTCGCTAAATTGGGAGTAGGGGATGTGTGCAACACCCCCTTCTACCATTTGATCTAGCCAATCGTAGATTTCGTCATCTCCCATCTTCCCCTTGCGAATCTGCCAGAAGATTTTCATGTCCTTCATGGTCAGCTTATCGCGTTTGAGTTTGTACAAAAACTCGGTTTTGGCTTCTTCAGACATTAGGTACCACTCCCTCCGCTTGTGTTACTTGCCGATGTCTTTTCAAGATACGGCGTATGAACACGAAACATGCTCATAATCGGGCCTGCCGTACTTGCGTCAAACATTGGATAACGGAAACTCGTCAAAAGTGCCGGCATCGTGTTTGCCAAGATTGGTGTACGATACATTGCATTTGCTCCAGCCGTACCACCTTTTGGCACGTATCGCACGTAGATAACAGAGCCTGTATCAGCATCCTCGAATTGCGCACGAATAAGCTCATATGCCTCAGTGCTGATTTCAGTGTACAGGATGTTGAACTCCAAGTCCATTGGCGTGCGCTTACCTGGCGAAGCAACCGCAGTATCGCCTTCGACCGTGTACGCATCACCAACTTGACGCTCTTGATCGGCGCCAGTGACTGATTGCGAGGTTCCACCAATGTTGTGCCATGTGGTTTTGTTGAAGCTTACTTCAATACGTGCAATACCTTGAGCTACTGCACCACTTGTTTGTGCCATAACAGCCTCCTAATTTACAAGACCAATTGTGACCGATGCAATAACCGTGTCGTAGTATTTTCCACTACTAATCGGATATTCATACAAGTCAGATTCCAAATCGCATGCTACAACCATGTATTTATCCGTGGCAATGCTACGCACTGCTGCAAGATATTCATTCATGTAGTTGTATATTGCGCCTGAAATCGTCCCCTCATTAATGCCTTGCGCCACAGCTCGAAACAGGCAAATGTCGGTAATGCGAAACGACGCAATGTAATGTGGCCCATTTAACGTGTCTCGATCATACTCTCCAGTGCTTGCGCCGGCATTGCGGTGCGTAATAAAACGATATGGCATGAATGCAGTTTCCACACTTGACTTCAAGTCAGTATTGTACTTTGCAGTAATTCCGGCTACGCTCATAGATGCGACTGCTGAAATTACATCATCAACAAGATAACTCATGCCACAATCCTTTTGTAGTTGGCAATAATTCGCTGCACACTTCGTGGTAGATCGTCAATCTGAATAAGCGCATTCGTAGTCAATGTTTCTGACACTTCGTATGAGTTGTCTTTCTGACGATAAAAATGCATTGCAAGACGCAACGTCGCATTTCGTATCGCTAGTGGCGCAGTGACGCTATATGCCCATCGACCGGTAACCTCAATTGCAGCGTCTGGAGAGTTATCCCATGTCCATGTCACATCTGCATCAAGCTTCAAGCGCACGCCAAAGTATGGCGTAATATCTATTGGCAATGTCACATAATCCGATGCGCTCACAATTGTTCCGTCGCCGTTGCGAATTTGCGTAATTTGGCAAATGTCATATTTGTCAAACCACAACACCCTGCTATCGGCGTAGTTTTCGTATGAGTACATCGTGTACATGCGATTCATTGAGTATAGATAGTCTTGATATTGCACAGCGTCAAATCGTCGTGTGGTATCAGATGCCGCTTCAAACGTGCGGTCTGTTGCCAAATCAATAACATTTTGCGCCTCAGCAAGAAACTCCGCAAGAATGTCATCATCGCGTGTTTCGTTGCTAGCAATATCTAACCGTCGCTTTAACTGTTGCAGCGTTGCATAGGCCATTAGAATAATTCCTCGCGATGCAAATTGTAGCCACGTGGATCGGGCCATAGTACACGCCGAGTGCCATCAATCATAATGTGTCCGCATAAAACCCCGAAATGCGCATATTGCTGAATGCCATTATTCTGACAATCAGTTGAGAAATACCAGTCATTGCACGCAGCACCACGTCGCTCAAATGTCAATTTTTCAAGCACATGCCGCTTAATCATTGTGAGGCCAAGTCCAACACCCTCCACTGGATAGATGTTTTGTTGTTCGCACAATGTAATGCATGTATTTGGATTGTGCTCTGTAAGCGACATGCCTTCGTCATCACGCACTCGATGAAATGCATTCCACCGGTAGTTTGGTTTTTGACGAAGGCAGTAGACTCCCATAACAACATCTTTCTTGACATCTGCTAACGCGCCAAGCGCATGACTCGGGATGACAATATCATCCTCGATGCTCACAAATGCATCGCAATCGGTTTTCAAAAACTGTTGTCTTGCCTTCTCATACAAGTATGTGACGTTATCATATCCATCCTCAAATGGCTGATCGCATTGATATTCCACATACATGTGTGGCTTACCCCATGCCTGTCGCGCATCCCATAGTGCTTTGTGCACTTTCCCCAATGTTCGCATTCGTGGCATAAAGAGAAACAGTTTCATGATATTCCTACGCTACAATTTGCTCAACGCTCGCCAAGTCATAATCAACAGCAGGCTCGTATCGTGCAACGCCGGCAAGTACAACGGCTGAGAGATGCGCAGCGCCACTTGGAGTTAATTCCAAGCGAATGTAGCGCACGTCTTGCGTAGCACACTCCTCGGCCATCACCTCAATGATTGCTTGCGAATTATTATCGCCACTACCACTAAAGGTGCTTGCGCTTAACGACTTGCCAGTCAACGTTGTGGCAAATGTGCTGTTGTTGTTTCCGCCCTTAACCACGGCAGCAACAGTGTTGTTGCCAATAGCGCCAGCCGAAATAACAAACATTACACGACGAAACAACTGCATGTCAACGCCATCAGAATTAGTTTGCGCATTGTATGACGCAGGATCAATCGTGCCGACCACGGCAAGCGATTGCGATAATCGCTCAGTAAAAATAGCCATGAATTTCCTCCTAGCTCAACTTCACGTATGGCGAAACCTGATACGTGCCACTTGCCAACGTGATCTTGTCATTGAGTGCCGGCTGGCCGTCAAGACGCGACGTCATGCGAATGGTCGTCTCATCAGTCAAGAATCCAGGTGCATCCGACGTACTAACGGTTGTGCCCTGGCGATCCATGATGTAGTAGTTGCTGCGATCAACAAGCAACACGTCACCAGCAGTGCCAAGCTCTGGAATCTTTTCCGTGAACATAACCTCACGGCCAAGCAAGCGCATCACTGGCTCGTTTTGCAAGTTTGGCAGGAAGGTGACAAAGTTGCCACTCGTTGCCATGGCCATCAATTTTGGCTCAACTGACTGATGGATAATCCAGACTGCACGACGCTTTGACGATGCCGGCAATCGCGCCAACATATTGGTGGCGTCTTGCAATGTAAAGTCAGTTGACGTCTGTCGAGTAACCGAGTAGGTGGCCGGCGCATTCAAGATGCCAAGTGGCTTGCCAACACCATTACCTTGCAAGAAGTGGTAATCCTCAAACCATGCTTTGGCCAAGCCAAATTGTCGAGTCAACATGCCACTAAGTGCCGGAGCATCCTGCAACACTTCTGAGGTGACTTGCATGTATGCAGCGAGCTTATGTGCCTTGAGGTCAATTTGGTCAAACTTGACTGACGTTGACTGAATGTTTCCGGCTTCTGCCGTCCAATACAACTTAACGCCACCCAAAAATGCTGAGCTGCCATCAGGTGCAATGGTTTGATCCATGCGTGGGGCTTTCCACTCGGGAGCAGTTGGATTAAGTACCGTTGCGCCACCGCGAATGATTGACTCCTCAACAGCGATGCCCTGAATCTCCGAGGCATACTGAGGTGGGATCATGTACCCAGCACTCGTTGCGCTAGACTCAACTTGCGCCTTTACCTCGTAAACTGACTCCAAGCGCTTCGTGTCGCCACGAATAACTGCAGCCAAATAGTCGGCAAAGTTCTTAACTTCTTTGTCCTTCGTTCCACCATCAGGCGTCACTACACCAGCACGTGCAACGATTGGATCGTTAAGCAACTGTGCCATCACATCGGCTTTGAGGTTGGTGGCAACCTTACTTGCCAATTCGTCTAAATTAACTACGTCCATTGCTCTTTCCTCTTACAAATACGATTACAGGCCCAGATGGCAATGCATCACTAGGTGATTCATCATCAACGGACTTGGTATGAACGAGCGTCCGTGGCTCCGCTGGATTTGGTGTGACTGATAACTCACCCACTGGCCAACGCTTAAGCTCACCTGTATCTCGAATCACCAAATGTGGAAGTGCGCCAGTGCTTAAACCGAGCGCCCCAATTTCAATTAACTTGCGCACTTTCTCAATGTACTTGTGACGCTTCGATAATTGAAACTCAAACCAAACACCGGCCTCGTCAATGTCGGCTTTTGTGACATGACCGATTGGCTCGGGAAGTTCGTCAGCATGATTGTAGTACAACTCCATGCCTTCAAACGGTCTACTTGCGCCAATATCGGTCATTTTGGTAAATTGATCGCCAACCAAGTCACGACCACCAAACACGATTCCGAGACCTCGATATGTTTGCTCTTCAACAGAAACAGACTTGATGGCATATGATGGAAGTGACTTTGCCATCTCATCAGTTTTCCAAGAGTCTGGAAGTGCGTCGCCAAAGTTTTTGCGTTTAGCAAGTGCCGTTAAACGCTTTTTAAACGTTTCAAATGACTCGGGGCCACGGTATCGACCCCAACTGGAAACAGCGTCTTGCACATCAGATGCATCAACAATCGGAAATGATCGCTCATTTGGAAATACAAAGTCTGAGTCCGGAAGCTTATTACGCTGCGCTGTTGACAACACAGCCTTCATTTCATCCTCGTACTCATCCGTTTCAGTTTCAACACTTGCGTCATCAGACTCCATGCCATCTTCATATTCAGACTCTTCAAGTGTTTGATCTGAAATAATCCAAAAACGACAAATGCCCATTGCGTCAACAGTGCCATTGACGATTGAACACCCACCGCCACGATAAAACACGCATTCGGCGCAACACTTTCCTGCGTGATTTCGATTTGATTCGCCGTCACGATAGTCACATCCGTTCGCATCGTCGCCTTGCTCAAATGGGCCAAAGCGCGTTACGATGGCGTTCAGTGAATCGGCAATTGCGATTTGTTTTTCACTCAACATTTGCATCCTCACATCCTGCCGGAACTGATACATCATCCGACAACTGAATCCATTGTTGCATAAACCACTGATTGTCATCAGCAAGATGCGCTAGCTTTTGGCTTTTTGTTGCATCTTGTGAATACAATATCACACCGCGCACCGCAGATTCAAGTGATTTTGTAGTGCGATATGGCTTACCGCCACGCGCTTTTACAAGTTTTTCATATGCGCTAATCATATAGGCTGTGGCTGATGCGTTTGGCCAGGTGTTGTACTTCTGACGCGCCATACGCCTTGCACGACGATACAACGCGGGAAATTGCACTTGCTCTGGCACAACGTCAGGCCCACGCGTAGCTGGCGTTGGCTCATTGCGCCGCCGTCCTGTGCGAGAATATCCTTGCACAATTTCACCATCTCGAAAATATGGCTTTACTTGCACGGCCTTTTGTGCGTCAAGTTGGCGAACAATGCGAGACACCCATGAAAAAGCACTATCACCTCCCCATCCATTCCACGCCTGCCATCCCTTGCCTTGATCGCTCCATGTTGAACCTTGCTTATCAACTGCATGACGGCGAAACCATGCGTACATTGTGCGAATGTCGGACTCGGTAAAATCATCGTTATTGATTAGTTGACGCGCCCGAGCAAGGCCTGTTGCCATCATTCCACGCTGACTTGGCGGTTTTTCAGCGCGCACTTCAAGCGCACGCCTTGCTGCCTCTCGTGCAGCGGCAGGTGCTTTATATTTCATTACCATCCAGCCTTTGCTACAAATAACGATTGCGTTGGGTTGTTTGATGTGTACGTCACTGTGCCACTGGCTGAGGCGATAACCGATACAGTTAGCGCGGTATTGGCAGCGGTTGCGTAAATTAATGCAGTTGCAGACGATGATGTATTCGCGCGCACTGGCATGTCAAATGTGTAGGTGTAACTAGGCGTGACAAAGTTCGTGCTAATCGTTGCAGCTGCATTGTATCGCAAATACAGCGTCACTATATACGCACCCTCGGTTGGCAGTACAATTTGCGTTGTTGGAAATGATGGCAATGTAATATTTTGTCGCATATTCGCAGCGGCAGCATCTAAAATGTCCCACACAAAGGTATACGACGTTCCTGCCGTAAGCGCAGTGTTTGTTGACTTTGATACCGCAATCGTTGCACGCGTTTGATCGTACAACCACTGCAAGCTTCCATTTGCGCCAAGTTGATCGTTCCAAAGCGCACTCGTAAGATTGCTTCCAGTTGCCACAGTCGTTGGTGTATTCCAGGTAGCCATGCGTCACTCCTTACCACATGTAAAATGTGCTATCAAATGTTGAAGATCCAAATCGCGCCGTTGACAACTCGCCAGATGCGATTTCAACGCAATCGGTTGACTGAGATAAATTGTATCGGTTAGTGCATAAATCCACCAAATACGCATAGTTTTCTTCGGTAAAAAGTGTCGTACTCGTCATAGTCCATCCGGCCACAAATCCAAGATACATTGTTGAATATCCATACACATATGCCTCATCTGGATAGGATGGGATATTGGCGTAGTTCATGTAAAACGTGTCAAAGTTTTGGGTGTTTGGCCAGTTGTATGTCGTGTACCCATTTGATTGACTTGAAAAAGTAATTGTCGCCGCCAACTGCATATCAATAAAAAACCTTGCAGTGTATGTTGCTCCGTTAAATGCAATCGTTGCGGTGCATGTATGCGGCTTACTCTCATCCCATCCATCAAGACGAATTGTCTTGTATTGATTCCTTGCCCTACATCGAATAAAGTACTCGTTGTCTATTTTGGTCAACTGCATATCTATAATCGTATACACAATATCGCCATTGCCCAAGTTGTTGTGGGTATATGATAATGAAAGCAAACTAACAAATGCCGGTTGATCAAGAGTGGCAAAGTAGAATACATACCCATATCCCTGATATTGCGGAGATAGTGCTGTATTCTGTCGTGCTTGCAAAAATATGTATATTGGCCACGTTACTGGCTTGTTGTCAAACTCAACAAGTTCATACGAAATAACGGCTGGCGCAGCAAATCTTGCTACAAATAAAATAAAATAATTTGCGTTATAGGTAAATGGATATACGTTAACATTACCTGTGACAGGATCCCACACTGATTGACTGTATGAGGCGTCATATGGAACAATGCCCAGATTTGGCAATGTTTTTATTGTTCCGTTTCGTATTAAAACTTCAGTCATAGTGCACCTATAATCTGCTTCATTGTGCCAATTTGTCGCTTTGTTCGACCAACAAGAAACCGATACATTTGTTGCTCAGTGCGCCATTTGTGAATCTTATGCACTCTTGCTTGCACTTTGCTGAAGTGCACAAGTCCACTGTATGTGGCAGTATTGTACAACATGTACGATCTACCAAGTTTTGTGATAGCCCAACGAGCATTTAGTACCTGTGATGGCTCGTATATCTTCAACCCCTTTTTGGTGTCACGCACCAAGCCAATTCCACGCATCCAATATGGCTTGCCTGGGCGCCGTATTTTGGCACGTGGATATTTAGATACAAAATCACGGCCTTCTTTTGCAAGCCAATACAGCAAATCGTCAACGAATCGCTGAAACTTTTTGCCATAATTGTCGCCTTGCGCCGATCGTATCATGCGCTTTAAGAGTGGCGTGACGATAACTCTGTTTTTCATGCGCGCTCCAGTACTAGCGTGCATCGGCAATATGGATGCAGAGGTGGTGGCACCTTCCATACATCCTGCGATGTGCGATTAAACGGACGGCATTTCGTGCATACAAGCTCATCTTGCGCGGTAATCCAAATAAGCTTTGTCGCAACACCCATCTGCTGCAGTAATTCCTGCAACTTCATAATGACCATTGCTTGGCTATTTGTGTTTTCAGTTATTGCAATTACCTCAGCACGACGATTGCCAAACGCTAACTCAATCACACTATCAGTCATAGTACTATCAACATACATTGCCAAATATCGACGTGTTGTATCTTCAATTTGCTTGCGTCGATTGTCAACATATGAATCCCACTCAGGCGCAATTGCAAGCGCAAGTTCTAGTGGATCAACGCCAACACCAAGGCGACTAACAGCTTCGGCAATCAATTGTTGATATGTTGTATTCATCGTCAAACGTAATGCGCTTGTAACTTCCGCTCCAAGCTTTTGCGCAAACTCTTCAGCATTTAATGTGCGACCGCTTGCCATCGCTTCGCGGCGAATTTTCGCCATTGCCTTTACAAGAATGTCGTACAACTGTTGCTCATCATCTGTTAGTGACTCGCCAGGTGCACGTTTGAATGAATCAAAAATATGTTTGACCGCATGTACGTCTTGGCCAATTAGAAGTTGTTCAAGTAACTTCTTTTCAGCAAATGGTATTTCATCACTATCAAATCGCACTGATGGGGATTTCCCTGACTTCAACGACTTGATGGCTTTGTGCTTCCATCGCATTAAATCAAGTTGCTTTGCAGACTGGCCATTAATCTGTTGGCTTACCGGTGACGTGGGCGACTCCTCACGTAAGGCCGGTGCAGTTGCGTTAATTGTCTCTTGTGGCTCATCAAACTTGTCATCAATATTCATTGGCGCTTGTTGAATTGGGCCATACCCCATCATGTCACGCGCTTCATTGACAGTCAGTATTGGACTGCCAGTTAACTGTATGACGCCTTGTGCTTTTTCGAGCTCATTGCGCTGATACGTTTCAAGCTTGTCGGGTCGTGGAACGATGCGCAGGCCTGCCTTGTATAGCAGTTGCTCATTGAGCACCTCGCAAATCATCGTACATTGCGGTACGATTGTTGACTCGTAAAATGCTAAGCGATCCACATTTGCCGTGGCGTATGTTGCCGCATTTGATAGCACGAGGCTATGTGGTACGCCAAATGCAGTCAATGTGTCTGTGCGAGATTGTTCAGTTAAATCAGGATTAACAGTATCTTTCAGTGTGTCACCAACAACCACTGGTTTGACATCAGCGCGAATGGCAACTGAGTTCCACGAGTTTTTAACTCCACTCACAAACCGCTTCCACCATGCTTCTAACTTTTGCATTTCGGCTTGCTGCGCTGGACCACTAACCGACAAAAGCGTTGCCTTGATGGCGCCACGACGCCAAAAGTTTTCAAGAAATGTATCTAAGAAATACAATGTTGCGGCGCTACGCAGCGCAGTAGTGGCAGGTGCAACACCTGGGCCAACTTCTGCGTCAGGATTTTGTAACCAAAAATACACCATCTCATCAGGTTTAATGGTGTACGTTTTATCATTGATAGTACGAATAAACTCTTTGACGCCAAGCTTATCATCATACTGAGGCTCGATTGTTACAGGCGATAACGGTCGCAGTCTGCCATTCAGTCCAAACCGATTGCGCTCTATCAATAAATAGGCTGCGCCAAATAAGCACAAGTCTGATTCAATCTTGCGCAATAGTGGTCGCAACATCGTCATAAACTTGATGATTTCCGGCTCAAGTGATACGTCTTGATCGCCACGCATAATGAGGTATGGCATGCCGGCCACCGCATTGGCGCGAATGTCAATAGACTGTCGCATTACAGGAACATACTTGTAAGCATGCACCACACTAATGCCATTGCTCTCCTCAAGCTTGCCTTCGAGCACTCGCCAATATCCAGGCGGAAACGCTTCAATCGGTATAGATTTTAATCCCATAGCAGCAACCTTCCTGCACTTCCTAGCATCGGCATAGATCCAGACACGCTGTCAACATAGTCATCGTGCTTTCCGTGTGGGAACATGGATACTTCGTCAAGAAACTCTGATACCCATTCCCCATTTACGATATGCACCTTGCCTTGTTCTGCGCGCGCTGCCCAAGCCATCGCACGTTGCACTTTGTCACCCTGAGGCTGTACGTCGTTAATGGATATATGTGCTATTTCTTTGACACGCATCAGTTCCTGTAGTGCTGCTATTCCGTGCAACGCCTTTTCGATGTAGTGAAACACGGATGCATCTTGCAACATGGTGCGTATCATCAACTTCTGCACATCAGGCCATTCTGCGCGTAAGTGAATTCCCTCTTTCAAGAATACATTACCTGAATCGTCCATTGCAACTGCAACTGATGCTGTGTAGTCTGCCGTCTGTCGCACTGACGCCGCCAAGTCCCAATAACGATGCCACTGCAACCCTTCTGGCGCTCGGTCAATGAGTTTGAAGTATTCACGTCGAAATAGCGCACCAGCAGGATCGAGAAAGTCGCCTTCAATTTCTTGCGCACGCCACTCCGCTGTGTAGGATTGCTCAAGAGACTCAACAAACCCCTCTGGTAGGTAGGGATTGTCTTTACTTGACGACTTGATGATTTCATATCCGGCACTTTTAGTGAACTTATGATAAAGCCAATTTTTACCACGAGGCGTGGTAACTGCCCATCCTCGCGATGGCTTTTCACGTAAACGGCCAATCATGATGTTCCATACGATTTCGTCAAGTAGCGCCGCCTCATCCATCATAAACCATCCAATGTTGGGGCCACGAAGTTTGTTCGGATCGTCTGCAGAGCGAAATAACACAGTACGATTGCCGTGTAGCTTGGCAATCATCGTGCCCTCTTTGAATGATTGTAGAATGTTGGCCTCTTCTGCCAACTCCAAAAATGTACGCAGTGTAGCATCACGAAGCATTGTATATGTTGGCGCAACGACCATACCATTGCTTTGTGGCTCTTGTCGAAAACACTCTACGATTCCAGCGCGCGTCTTTCCGCTGCCAACGCCACCCACAAACAAACGAAACTTTGCGTCACTCAACCAAAAGTTTCGTTGAGGCTCCGTCATCGTTGAGTGCCGGACGATCCTCTTTTCTGATGCCGATGTCGATGACATAGTCCACCTGTCCTGTTTGCTCTATGATTTGCTTGCCATACTCCTGTGGGAATCGACGTTCAAGTTTCCACGCAGCGGCTTTCCAATCGCCATTGTTTGCTGCTTGCTCAACTTTGGCCAACAAGCGAATGGCAGATTTGCTTTCGGCAATGTCAACTTGCTCACGAAACTCGGGATCTTCGTCAGTCCACTGCTTAAGCGTGCGCTCGGACACGCCAGCACTCATTGCCGCAATACGATGGGTTGCGCCAATTTCTATTGCACGAAGAATAGTGCGCATCTTTTCGGCTGTGCGAATAATTCTATTCATTGATTACCCCTTACCTTGTAGCCACGTGACTCCATTTCCATTATCACTTGGTCGTAGGCGTCGCGCGATGGCAATTCTACTACAACCATATATGTTTTTTCGTCATCATGCAACTCAGTTGCGTCATCTGCAACTGGGTCAACAATCTCATTTTGCACTTTGAGTGAGTCAATAAACGTATCAAGTTCCTCTGTTGGAATGTCAACATCTTCTAGCAACTCAGCAAGCTTTTGTCTGTCTATCATGGCCATATTGCCAATTGGATCAAACGTAGCAAGAATTATTCGCTCCTCATCCTCACTTAACTGCACGTATGTCACCGGCACCGATGGCTCGTTGTTGCGAAGCGCAAGTGCGATGCGTAGATGGCCGTCAATAACGTGACCAGTGGTTTCATTGACAATGACGGTTTGCACCACTCCCACGTCACGCATAACCTGATGCAATGCGTCTTGCTGTGCACGACCGTGCACACGAAAGTTGTCGGGATGTGCCAACAGTTGCTCTGGGTTTTCAGTTCCGTGTCTAACGATGCGATTGTTATACATATCAATTTTCCTTTCCTATTCTACGCACTTTACTGATAACCGTTCGCCAAATGCACGTTTTTCCGTGCCATGGGGTGTGACCGGCAAGGTACCATGTGTAAATCCATCTGCGTGTTACAACTTCTTTGCGCTGAACGATGTATGAAGTTCCACGCACTTTGTCAGACCAATATGGAAATGGCGCCCCAAGGATGATGTACTTCTTTTTGTACTTTTTGCTCATCTACAACTCCATCGGGTTCTGATTCAGCCAGTGCAGGATACGACGCTCGGCAATGTCCACGTACTCAGCCGTGATGTCGATGCCGACAAAGCGCATGCCCTCCATCATTGCTGCACACCCGGTTGAGCCACTGCCCATGAACGGATCGAGCACGGTACCACCCTTTGGCGTGACGAGGCGGACGAGGTGGCGCATGAGGGCGATGGGTTTGACGGTGGGGTGGTGGTTGGCTCGGAGTGGGTTGCGCTCGTTTCCTGAACCTGTCAGCAGAGTCCCATCTTCAGTGCCTTTCATTCCGCCACCTATTTTCAACTCCACACCCTCCAACCCCGCCTCACGCTCGGCCCTCGACGCTTTGGCGATGTAGAAAAAGCGTGAAGCGCCGCCGGAGTCGGTGTGACCCATGCTGACTTCGCTCTGTCCTGTGTATGCGCCATAAGTGCCCGCGTTTTTTCCAGTTCGCTTGCCAATACGATTATTACTCACACTGTGCCCACTCTGCTCATCCAGCGCTTCGGCGGCGTGTTCGTCGAGGATGACGTTAGCAGGCCAGCGACCGGAGGGTAGTGGTTCTGTTGACTTCTCATATTTATTAGGATTTTTATAATCTTGCGCTTCTCCGCCAAAAGAACTTTTATGCTTTACTCCGGTGTACTGCTCTTTTTCACGCTCACCCACCCTGCTCCCATCAATGTTGAGCGCACCGGTTCCCCACGTCAGCACATTGTCGGCGACGGTGCCGGTCAGTGGCTTACGGGCGAGCACTGCTGGCTCGTGGGCGATACGATTGTCAACGCTGGCTGGATTGCACGCCCTTGAGATAGCACTTTCGACTGCAATAAGTTCGAGGGTGCTTTTCAGTTTCTTTGATGCGACGATGAAAGGTAGCTCCGCACTCGTTGCATGTTGCCATGTGGTAGCACGATCGGTCGATGCCTTTATGATGAATTTTGGCGTGATTTGCGACAGAGAGGACTTCAAGGTTGTCCAGCCGATTATCGGACTTAACACCGTTTCGGTGATGAACGTGTTCCCATGTTTCGAGGCTTCTGCCCAAGTGCGCTTCCATGATTGCACGATGCTCAAGGACAAAGCCATCACCTCGGCGCACTGCGACGTATCCATCTGAGCGCACAAATCGCCCAGTGTATGCGTGACGTCGTCGGCAGTCCATTG